ATCTCTCCCATAAAACTCTGCTCATACAGATATAAAAGAAGGACCTACAGTGAACTGTAGGTCCTTATATTTGGTGCGGATTGAGGGTTTATTCTTAATTGTTCCCATAACTACAGTATTTCTTATCTCCTATCATTTACAAAGGGGCAATAAAGTGGCAACTAAATTTTATTGTTATTTACTAGGCATTACTGGATTTCCATCATCATCAAACATTATAGTAACCTTATTCTTTTTCATTGTATCTTTTATGATGTTTGAAAAATCAATTTGTGATTTTCTATTTATAGGTTGACCTATTAAGTTTCGCATTCCTAGTTTTAAATCTTCTATTATTTTTTCACGTTCTTCAGTACTTATTGGCTGTATTTCTATTTTGCGTTCATTCTCTACTCCCATTCTTTCTATCCATTTCACTAATATATCTGCATCCTCTTTTAATAGTTCCTTACCTGCTTTTATTTTACTTAATATTATCTTTAAATCATCTATTGCGTTTCTACATCTTTTAGACTTTTCTTCAAGTCCATATTTATTCCATACATTTGAAGAATCGTTATATCTATCAATAAAGAACTCAATTAAAGCGATAAATTTATCTGAATGTAATTCTTTTTGAATATAATCATTTAATATAGTATCCATATGCTCCCCTGCTATTTGTATTTAAAGCTAAATTTTATATTCCCCTTTGGCTCATTTCTATTATACATATATACCCCATATACTCCATTGACAATCTCTTGATGTGTATAAGCTATTGGATATTGCTCTCTGCTTATTTTTATTTCTATGTTTTCTTTAATACATCTGTTAAAAATGCAATCAATTAACCAAAATAGGCTTTCTTTATTTCGCTCTACAGGGCCTTGTCTATCAAATCCTAATTTTCTTGCCAACGCATGTATCATTAGTTGAGTGAACGAGCCTCTTATATAATATGTATCAAATTCAAAATCATCTGTTATACTGCTCAATAGTATATCTTTCACGTTTTCTATCTTATTATTCATATACACACCCCCGCCTATCATCTATCTTTATTATATCATTTTGCAAATAAAAATAGCCTATCAACCTAGATATTATTCTAAGCTGATAGGCTATTTATTATGCTATTCAGTTATAAACAATTGCTTTACTACTGACAACTAATAGTTGATAGTTGCGTGTATCCGCCATTACACGCTATGGAGATGTACGGATCACCTCAATCTTTAGCGACTAAATAAACAACTGCACCACCTAATAAGATATTTAATAATTTACTGTTTCGTTGTTGCATCTTGATTCTTTTGAGTTCTCTCATCTGCATGTCTAAGTATGCGTTCACCTTCGCCAATGATTCGTTTTGCATTGATAGCGTTTTCTCTTGCTGCTCTAATGTGTTCTTGGCTATTAGTAATTGCTCCTTCTGTTCTTTGATTAAGTTCATCGATTCTATTAATTCTTGTTTCGATTCGCTCGTTGACATCTGTGCTACGTTCAATTGCTGTTCTAACTCGTCTATTATCTTCAACTGCTCGTTGATTGTATTGTTGAGCGTTTCGAACTTCATCAGTAGCTCGTTGTATTCCTGTCGTGTCAATATTACTTGCTCTGTCGGCGTAGAACCATATACAGGCAATGATACAAAGGACAATACAAATAGGAACAGAGATGTAATGAGTGTGAATAAAGTTTTTGATTTTGTCATTCATACTTCCTCCTAATCATACATATAGTTGACATCTACTTCTTTATCAGCTATGATTCCGCAATCGCTATATTGCCATATTCTGATATTTGGATAATCACACTGCGAATCATATTGTGCACACCATACAGGAACACTTGGCATTTGACTATATGCATATGTTTCATCCCACAATAAGGAATATCCACTATACACGCCTACATTTTGAAATCCTGCACTCCACAATGTATTTACAAAGCGACTAATACAATTAGTCATTCCTTGGCTTGTTAAAGCACCAGCATTAATCATGTTACGTAATTGGCTATGTTCTTCGTAGTCATACCAAATACCTGCTTGCAGATGATAATCAGTATATCCATAGCTATTGAGCGTGTTAATCACCCATTCAGCCTCTTGTACTGCGGTGGCCTCATCGTATGCATGGCTAAAATAATATACACCAACTTCAAGACCTGCATTTAATGCTGCGGTGATATGTTGCTCAAAAAATTCATCAACGTTATAGTTTTCACCTAATTTAATGATTACGAATTCATTGCCTTCTTCTTTGGCTTGCTGCATGTGGCACTCATCATAATAAGGTGTTCCGTTTTCAGCCTCTTGCCATGCTGAAATATCAAACCCTTTTTTCATTTCTTATCACTCCTTTCTGTTATGTTGGGTAATTGTGGTAATTTAGGTTGTTCTTCCAATTTGTCTGGAATACCATTTCCGTCCTTATCAATCCATAATGCAAGGAAACCAACTAATGCAGTTAATACTGACGGAATGAATATATGATCTATAATGTTAATCCCTACATTAATCAGTTTGTTCATATCATCAGATACATACCCTTGAATGAACACCATAATGTACTCAACCACTACCAATAAAATAGGTACTAGCATTGTTAGTACTAGTACCCTTGTAGCAAGAACCCCTGTAGGGTGGATGTTGGCCACACTTACAGATTGATATGATTTTTTGATTGTGTTAATGCGTTTTGTTTGTAAATTCATGGAAATCACCTCTTAACTCATCAACTCTATTTTCTATTCCATCAACACGTGCAGTTAATTTCACGTGTTCCGTATAAGCCTTTGTACGTTGCACACGAGATAACTTAATTTCATCTTTTAATTCAAGCAATGTTTGATTCAATGTACCCATGCGTTCAGTGAAAATCAAATTATCTTGCATGCGTTCATCACTTATCCGTGTCAGAATAGGCAAAATTAAAAGGCGGTAACTTGCACCGCCTATAATTGCAACAATTGATAGTGTTGTTAGAATATCATCTAATTCAACTTGCCATGTCCACATGCAACCACCTCTTATAAGTCATCAACGGCTTTATTGATAGTAATGAGTTCTTTATTGTGATATTCAAGAGTAGCACCTGAAGGGGCTTTAATTTCAGAATCTGTCCAAACTGTAACCGGTTGAGTTGCATACATAACAATTCTATACAAATTAGGGGCGTTTTGAACCGATAAGGTATTAAAGTTAGTATTATTATAAACATTACTAATATCACAATATGCAATTTGATGATGAGTGCCTGTTAAATCATCCTCTTCATCGTATACAGCCCATTTTGCGTTATTTTTATCTGTGTATTCAGAAATCATTGTCAATCCATTTGGCATATTAGGTGCTGTATATTTTGGTGCTTGTGGAACAGATACTATAAATGAACATACCTTTTCTTCATTTGGCAAATATAATTCAACAGTGAAATCTTCCGAATCTGTCGGAACATCAATATGTACAGCTTGTTTTAAACCACTACCACCCCATTGTCGGCGGTCTTGGTCATTAATGCTAGTATAAAATCCAGTAGGAATTGAACCTCGTAATTCAGTATCACCTAAACTTAATGGAGTAAAGAAATCTGTGAATTCCTTTTGCCCCCAATGATTCGAATCACCAATATCAGCACCGTTTCTAACATCAATTAACGCCTCAGTAATTAATTGATAGACATCACTACCTGTAGGCATTAATCCTATTCCTTTTAATGCATTCGTTAATTGTGCTACATCCAACCCTATACCATCATCCCCCTTAGGGCCCTTTAGAGATTCTAACTGTTCGGCCGTAAAATCCTCATATCGGAATGGATCGCCCTTATCACCTTTACCTCCTCGCAATCCCTGTGCAATTGGAATTATTACATCTACTACTTTAGGCACTTTCGCTTGAATATCAACTACTGTATATTCTTCATTATTTTGCATATTATTACCCCCTAATGCATTGATACGTCATGAATGATGGTTAATTTCCCCATCACTACTTTATATTGGTGTTCGCCGATGATAATAAACACATCGTATCGACCTTTTTTAACAAATTGATGCACTTTACTATTTGTACGGCCCAATACTTCTACAATAATTACATTATCTTGAATATGACAATCTGCCACCGCAAGTATATTGTCCATATCGTCTCTGAATTTACATACCGCCCTTGCATTGCTTATATCAACTCCTTCTTGTAGTTGATACGCTCTACACCAATCACTGGCAATATGCCAATATTCATCAACTGTTTTGATTTGGTTTGACATCATTATCTAACTCCATTAACTCATTATGGATACACCCCTCTGTAGGGCAGGTACCATCTTCATTTAATGTTGAGTAGCACCATTCACAAAATTTCATTACAGGAATATCACTTTTTACTTCCATGATTATTTCACCGCCTTAATTTTTGCTAACATTTCCATATTCAATTTCTTGTACTGTTCTTGTAAATCAGAAATATCACCATTAATCAATCTTCTACGTAATACCATCTGTTCTAGGTTTTCAAATCGTGCATCATAATACTTCTTAATATCTGTAATCTTCTCTGCTTTTGTTGGCTCGTATGGTATTACAGGAAAATCAGTGAACGTACCATTTACATATGCTTTGCCATTTGTGAATTGTGCTTGCATTTCACTATCCCCTGTTACGATATTAGCAGTAGGATATGTTTGTTTAGCTAATTGTTCTGTTTCTTCAAGCGTGTCAGCATGTACACCAACTACATAAGAGGTTTGGCGAATACCATGCTCATCTAATACAAATATATAGTTCATACTTTTATCCTTTCTTGGAGGTAGAAATGAAATTAATTGAGAAATTAAAAGGAGCTCATGAACGCCCCTATGTTGCATATAAAGTTGTAGGTTATTATTCCTCTTATCAAGAGGCTATGGAGGCATTAAACAACGTTCATACATTAGATGATGTGTATCACTCTTGGCTAGAGTTACATTCATTAAATGTCTCCCCTCACACCATGAAAGGATATGAATGTGCTTATCATCATGTATCATCTATATCTCACCGCCCTATCAACGAAATCACATATATGGATTTGCAAAATATAATATCTGATATGCTAAAGAGCGGACTCTCTTATTCATCATGTAAGAAAGTTCGCTCTTTACTTAATCAGCTATATTCATTTGCAATTATTAATGATTGGTGTTCAAAAGCATATAGTCAATATTTGAATATTGGCCACAATATTCCTAAACGCCCACGCAAGGTATTTACCACTAATCAAATTAACCGCTTATGGAGTATCAATGCAGAATTGCCTTTGATACTCTTATATACTGGAATGCGTGCTAGTGAATTAATTAATCTTAAAAGCACTGACATCAATCGAAAACAACGTTATTTAAAAGTTACATCAAGCAAGACTAAAGCAGGTATCCGCATCATTCCCATTCATCATCGTATATGGCCATTTATTGAATCTCGATTATCTAATAAATGGATCATAGATGAGCGGAATTATGTTTCTCTTTCCCATGCATTCAAATTAACCATGAATACTATTAACGCTAAACACACTCCCCATGATTGCCGTCATTCATTCGCTACTAGATTAGATGATGTAGGTGCTAACTATAATGCTAAACGACTATTGCTAGGCCATGCATCATCTAATGTTACCGATGGAGTTTATACTCATAAATCACTTAGACAATTACGCAAGGCCATTGAAATGCTTAAATAACCAAGGGGGAAGAAAAGCAATTACTGTAGGACGTAATATTTACAATGATAATACTATATACCCTATTGCATTTAATAACCCACCATCCGTTAATGTTATTAATATTGCTGATACATTAGACCAAGATGGATGGGTAACTAGTGCAATTAAATCCATCACAAATTTAAAATTCACTTATATGACTGCACAAAATAGTG